TCTGCACTTACCTTGCCCTTCGAGAACACCTGCACCATTGCGGTGATCGCGCCATCAACGTCTTCCGCTGATCCGCCGGTTGCCTTGATAGCCGAGGTCACATTCCTAAATACCAGCTCGGCATCAGTGACCTGACCACCTGCGCCCTTCACCGCAGCAGTCAGCTTGGTCATGCCTTGAATTGCAATATCTTGCGGCACGTTTAGGTTTTGAGTCGCCGATGCTGCGGCGGCAACAGCTTGGTTGAATTCAGCCTGGCCGCCAGCAGCATTCTTCAGAGCAATCTCCATCTTCTGGATCTGCGCTGCGTAATCCGCAAATCCACCAAGCTGCTTCCTGAGACCGCCAATTTGCGCGCCGATCGCTGCGCCAGCAAATGCGCCACCGACACCGCCAACCGCAGTACCAATAGCGCCACCCAAGAAACCCTCGGGGCCGCCAAAAATGCCACCACTTAATGCAGCGCCAGCAGCCTGAGCCATCTGCATGCCGGTCATGCGGCGGCGAGTAAGACCGCGACCCAGCTTTTCTGAACGAACATCAAGCTCCCCAAGCTCTTTTGTAAGTTTTTTGAATTCAGCGCTTGCACCCGGCAGCGTCGTTCTGTATTGATTGATTGCCTCGCGCAGACGCTGGGTCGATTCGATGCTGCCAATGTCAGCCTTGCGTGCTTTGTCGATTTCGGCGCGATAAGACTTGACTTGCTCTTCTGCTTGTTTGACGGCATCTTGTCGCTCTATTACAGCTCTAGCAGCATCACCCTCTGAAATGGCAGCGCGACGTGCTCTATCGATCTGCTCTTCGGTTGCTTGAGGACCAAAGCCTACCGGCTGGCCTGGTACTCGAATTTGAGCTTCTCCGACTTGAGCTCGGGCAAAGAATTTTTGAACTTCAGGGCGATGGGCGCGATAACCAGGCTGCACGTATTCCCCGCTAATCGGTAGCCCCGTCCCCGGCGCCGTCGTCTGTCCAGCAGCAGGCAATGCAAGCGGAGTTGCTGCAACACCAGCCCTGACGCGCTGACCCAATTCGGCCATCGCCTCCTCTTGCTGGCGAACGATGCCGCGAGTCAAATAATTTGCTGTTACACGAGCCGTAGCTGCGCTTGTCTCTGCAGTGGCAGCCTGCGCCGCCATGTCACCAACGTGCCTGTAAGCATTTGCAAGACCGTTAAGTCGCTGCTCTAAAGCACGTGCTTCTCTTGCATTTTCTGCATACGCACGCGCACCCTCGGATGTCGTTACATCAAGCTGAGACATCTCGGCCCGCAAGGCCGTTATGACTTCTTGCAAATTGCGCGCACTGGGCGCAACAGTGCCGGTGCGAATGCCCATGAGCAAGGCTTGAGCATATCCTTGCGTGACCGCAGTCAGCTCTCGCTGAACTCCAGCCATTTGCATGGCAACAATTAAATAATCAACAGTATTGCGTTTTGTGTTTGCTAAACGCTCCGAAAGCTCCGATAGCCTTTGATTTAAGCCCGTGGTGGTATCGGGCAACTCTCCCAATCTTTTGTCAAATTGATTGAAAACGTTAATCAGCTCTGGATCAGAGAACGCCGCTGCCATCGCGCGAGCAGATTCCCTGCCAGCCCTAGCAGTTTCCTGAAAAGAAACTTGGATTTTGCGCGATAATTTTGTTTCAATTTGCTGCTGAAAATCGGCGATTTCCCTTGCTACTTCGTCTAGCGCCGCTTTGATGTCCTTGGAGGGCAGTAATTTTTTAATGTCACCGCCGAACGCGGCTTCTGACACCGCTTCTTCAAAAGTACGTCGGCCTGCCGCAGGTGCACCTCGCTCTGCCAATCCGGCTGCACCGGCTTTAATTCGAGCTTCACCTTCAAGCGCTCCAAGCGCATCACGCTGCTCTCTTAAGGATTCAGTGACAAGATCAAGGTCACGAATTTGCTGTCTGGCTGCAGCAGAAGTCGCGCCAATAGGTCGAGCGATCCTTTGCTGTGCTTGAGCAAAATTTTGGGCTTCTTGGTTGACCTCTTTGAATCGATCAGTAAGCTGCGCAATGCTTTTGCCGAAATTGTCAAAGGCTTGCGAATCAACCCTGACTTCACCCCTTAAATTGATTAAGGAATTTATAGCTTGCTCAATCTGTGAAGCAGTAGCATCAGCGGAAAGTCCAAGCGCGGTTAAAGCTTTTCTTTGTGCTTCGACTGCAGGGCTGGCGCCATAGGCAGCCCCTTCTAACTTTTTAATATCTGCCGCAAGTTCTTTGTAAACTTTTCCACCTTGAGTTGCCTGACTGCGCAGCCCTTTGAAAGCCTCAATCTGCCCTTTGATTAACTGTTCGCTTTTGTTTCCTGCCTCCCCAAACTCGATAATGGTTTGGCGAGCTTTCTCAATTACTTGCTCGGTTGGGCCGATGGCCTTTTGAAGCCCGCGAAAAGAACTCTTTAGCTTATCTAAGCCTTCAAAGCCTTCCAAAAGAAGGCGGAGCTTCATTTCTTGGACTTGCTTGCTAGCCATCCGAGCCCTTAGCCAATTCGCTCAATGCTGCAGCCTCCATTATCTGAAGACCTTCAAGCATCTCGCGGCGATTGTCCACATTGTAGAGGTCAAACAACCCGCCAGCACAGAGCAGCACGTCATATCGCAGCCCCATGTAACCAGCCATCGTGGTCGTCCACTGCGTTTGCATGCGCAGGAACATCATCACGATGTCCCAGTTTTCATCCCACACCTCAAAATCAGCCGACTCCTCCTTCGGCTGCTCGGGCAGGACGATGCCAAATGCAGCAGCGTCCTCACCCGTTTTATCTTCTACTCTCTTGCCGCCGCCTGCCCAATAGACGGCAGCATCCTTCAGTTTCCCTGGCGGCCGCCTTCAAAGGTCTCGGTGTAAGCCTTCAGCACGCCGCGAATCCAATACGGGTCATCGCTAAATTCGCGCATCGCTTCAAGCGAAAACGGCACTTCCTTGCCGTCCTCATCAAGAATGCCGTCCCAGCCGACCATGATCACCTTCAACAGGTCCAGCTCGCCCTTCTCGCCAAGCTTCTGGAACTCCTTGCGCCCCACGCGCTTGAACTTGGCGTCAAAAGTAGCCGTATCAAAGGTGCCACCATCAGCAGGCTCCTCGATCGATACAGGCCAGCTAAAAATCTTGACCTTTTTACGGACAAATGCCATGCGTAATGAACGCGATACTGCAACAGCATACACCCGATAAAAAAGGGCCGCATTAGCGGCCCCCCTCATCCGTCTGCATCCAGATCAAGTGTAGACCAGGCTGAACTCATCGTTGCCTGCAGTGCTAGGCACACAGGTGTAGGGGATGTTCAGCATGTGGATGCCGTCCTGATCGCTGTAGCTCACATCGCCAATATCGACTCGGGTGGAGGCGAAATCAATGATGTTGCCAGCAGTCTGACCATGCTGGAACAGCAGGTTGCCGAGAGTGCCGTCGCTGAGAGCAGCGGTGAAGTAGTTCTTGGTTGCCATGGTCACGGCTTCCAAGGTCACGCTACCGGTGCTAGCCCGATCGGTCAGCAGCACCTCTTTGGTGCAGCCAACCAGCTCGCGATACACAAGCGAATTGCCGACATCAAACGACACCGACTGCAAGCAACCTGCATAGGACAGCAGCTCAAAGCCAGTGGTGTTACCGGCTTTGAAGACAACAGGTGTTGCCTGATCGCCGTAAGTCACCGAAGGCAGTGCCGTGTCGGTCGGGGTGTTGTAGATGCCAGTGAAGGTGAAATCAATTGTGGGGATTTCACCGACAGCACCATTAATAGTGAACGTACCGCGAGCGCCGGTCACCTTGTGCAGTACACCATCAATGTTGTAATAGATGGTGCAGCTACCAAAGCTGGCGCTGACGGGTGCGTAGGTGACGCTGGTAGCGGCAACGATGGTTTCGCTCATGCCGCAGGCAAGCAGAGCTTTGCCGTAACGGGGAGCAGTACCAGCAGTGCCGGAACCAGCAAGCTCAACGCTGAATGTGCATTCAACGCGAGTATTGGCCAGCAACTGCTCAGATGCACCCAGATAAGGGCGCACCAGATCACGGCTTACAACGTCACTCTGCAGCGGAGTGATGTTCAGATCGCGAACCAGAACGGCGTCGACGCCGGTCGGAGTCGGATCCGTCCCGTAGGTCGATTCCGACTCCAGCAGAATCAGACGTTTCCGAGTTAGAAGGGGCATTGGAAATTACCTCTTGTGGAACAGGTGGCAGCGTCCGCTTAACGAGAGTGCGGATGCCTGTCTCTGGGTCAAGGATGTACGAGCCACCTTGCCCTTGAAACTCATCAATCACTGTAAATCCGGTGGCTTATCAGACTCTACGTCGCCAAACTTGCCACAGTCGTTCGATATTGAACGATATAATCATTGAAAATTACGCCTGCAGGCTGGTCTGCATCCAGCATGTTGAACGTCACCTCGTCAGGCTGTACGTCAATCGCGTAACCACCAAGCGTCAAATCAGCAACCATCTTCGCGTGCATGCTCTCAATAACCGGATCCGCAAGCTGGTCTGGTATGTCGCCGCGCACAATCACAGTCACCCGCACGCGCATCCGCCAATCCAACGTCGGCAAACTGGTGTTCTGCGTTGGCGTGTCACTGATTGGTTCGATCACAATCGCAGGCGACTCCGCACGTTGCATCGCGGTCACACGACTGCGATAAACGCGACCGTTCACTCCCGCTGTCGTCGCAAGCGCGGTAGCAATCGCGCTTAATACCTGTTCACGCTTGGTCGTCATTGAATCCTCGCTTCGGAAGCGGACCAAACGCGCCAGGGTCGACCTGTTTGGTCACAATTGATTTTGCTCGATAATAAATGTAGCTATCCGTCTTTCCAGCTTGCTCCAGCGCTTGCATGACCTTGACCCAATTCTTGAAGGTGTCGCGGTCCATGCTCATCATGCCTTCACTTCTATTGCGCTTATGCGGCCGCGCTGGAACTGGATTGTGGTGGTGTCGCTGATGTTGGCCACATAAAGCGCAACCTCATCACCATCGGCCAGTTCAACCATCCAAAAGCAAAACAGCTTGGCAATCTGCCCAGTTGAACCAGAGAAGGCACGACACTCAGACTGATCAATGCCCGTGCCGTTCTTGGCCAGCTTGATGCCGAGCGTGTGGTTGTTGCCGGCATAGGCGTCCATGCTGGCCTGCACCATGAACAGCTTGGTTGCACCGCTGCTGTTCTTTAATCCGAAAGTATCGCTAGTGCCCAGCGTGACCTGATAATCAGTGCTGCTATCAAAGGTCGCTGTTAGACCAGTGCTCTGATACGTGCCAGCAGTTGCAATTGCAATTGTCCCCGCAGTGGTCTTGCTCGCCTGCCCACGAGCAAGCACACCCTCGATGTAATAGCTCAGACTGCTCCAAGCAGTTGCGCCATCTCCAATCTTGTATCGACGATTATCGGTTTCAATTCCGATCTCACCCGCCAGCAACACCGGATTGGCTGCAGTCCAAGCTGCAGCAGTGCCGTTGCGAAGCTTGAATCGGGTGATCGTGTCGCTCATGGCGCTCCGCCGTCAAGAACATTACCGTCGACATAAACGGTCGCAGGACCGCCTCCATCAAGGATAACTAAGCTCTCTGTATCGGCCCCATCGCCGTCAAGCACCGCAGGCGACACCGCAGCCAACACAGGTGTCGCACTGCGCTGCAGCATTAGATCACAAAATTTGCCATCATCAAGCAGCTCAACATTGCGCACCGTATAAGGCAGTCCATCGACGTTGACGCCAGCGCCATGCTGCAAATCACCAAACAAGCTCGCGAGGCAGGTGACCTTGTAATCAGTCGTCAGCACCACGCCGTCAGCGATCATCTCGCTTGGCATGTCCAAAATCCCCAGTCCACTTGCAGACCCAGCCGAAATCGGAACGCCGAAATCAGCGAGGAATACGCTTAGGTCTTCGGTGAATGCCATGCAAACAGCATAAAGCCCCAGGTCGCCGAAGCAACCCAGGGCTCAGTGTGTACGGCTATCAGCCGTACTTGGTCACGCCCACAGCGTTCACCGAAAAGGTGAAGGAGGGGCTACTGCCGCCGATGGTGTACTTCACTCGGACATAGCGGCGAGCGCTGTCTTTGTTGATAACCAGTTTCTGAGCAGAAGCGGTGCCGGTCACCTGGGTGAAGGCGGCACCGCTGATGGCGGCGAAGCTGGAGTTGTCAGCGGAATCCTCAATGGTCACATCGAGGGTGGGGCTGGTGCCACTGCCAGCTGCAGAATCCAGAAGGAAAACAACGTCGCCGTCGTAGGTCTGCAGATCAATGCCACTGGTTTGACCAGTGGCGGTGCGAGCAGCGGTGGGGTGGCCGGCGATAAGAGCGAGCTTATCGAGGGCTTGTTGAAGGATGGCCATGGCTTACTCCTTGGGGGTGGTGGAACGGGTGCGCTTGGGCTTTGCCTCGACCTCGGCTTTTGGCTCTAGTACAGGCTCGGCTTTTGGCTCTGGCTTGGGTTTAACTACTGGTTCGGGGACGGACTCGGCCACACGGGCCTTATTCATTCCGATCAGTAGATAGGCGTCCGACTCTTTGACCTCAACGAAGGAGCCCGCTTGCGTGGGCTCCCCGTAGATCATCACCGGCCGCAGGATCTCAATTCGCATGAGTCATTAAGCGGTGACTAGATCTCACTTAGAGATCAGGTGGCGTAACAGAAGGCGCCGGGCTGCTTGACGGCCACATCCACGTCCTGCAGAGCGATGATGCGAACAGTGCCTGCGGTAGCACCGGCATAGGGATCCACGGTCAGATCCAGGCCAGACCACATCCCCATGATCATCATCGAAAAATCGCCGAACAGTGCATCGTTACTGGCGAGCTGGTTGGAAACAATGGCGGGGTAGCCATTGATCTCGCCATCCTCAAACACGAACATGCCGGTATTCGTTGCCTTCTCGGTGCTCTTGAGCGCACCACGTGCAGCGGCATTCACCACATAACGCAGCGAACCAGCGTCGGCGTTAGCAGAAGCAACGTCGGTCTCCATGCCGATGTATTCGGCGAAGGTGCCATAGCTGGTCAGAGCCTGAGTACCGATACCGGTCACATTGGTCAGACCCAGAGGCTGATTGGCAGAACCCGTGCCGTAGATGGCAGCGCGATCAAGCTCAAGAGCAATCACGCGAGCCAAATCGTTGCGCACCATGCCTTCCACATCAATGGAGGACTGGAGCAGCAAACGGCGGGAGTAGTCAACAAATGCACCCACAGTCTTGGGCGTCATGTTGACCTGATCAATTGCCTGCTGGCTTTCGGTGGGAGAAGAGCCCTCGCCGACCCAGTAAGCGGTAGCGGCAGACGACTGACGGGGGATGCTGATGTTGCCTTGCAGACCGGTCAGCATGGTCACGCCGGCTTGAGCCAAGGCGAGACGGTTGCGGAGCAGGTCAATGAAGGAGCCGGACAGCAGCTCGTCGGCGACAAGATTGCCACCGGCAGTGGAGGTGCCAACCACCAGATCGCGACGCAGCACCTCGTTGGGAATCACAATGCCATTGGAAGCACGCTCATATTTCTGAGCGGCAGCCTTGCCAACTTCAATCTCAAACTCAGCAGCCCGACGAGCAGAAGCATCGCTGGGGTTGGCGAGATAGTTCAGAGCACGAACAAAACTGAACGAGCGGGTCTCCTTATCGGAGAGGCCAACGTCATTGGAAGTGACATCAGCAGAACGAATGACTTGTTCCACAGGTTGAGTACCGAGTTTTTCAAGGACAGCAGCACGAGCCTCATCAACAGTGCGACCACCGTCAATCAGCTCGCGAGCCAGGTCTTGCATCTGGTGCTTTTCGCCCAGTGCGCTGATGGCGGCGATACGGGTACGCTCGGCCTCGACGGCCTCGGACCGGATCACCTCCAGATCTGGAGTGTTTTCCATTTCAGGTTCAGGTGTTGGTGATGCGGCAGGGGCCGCTTGAACAACGGTCTCATCAGTTAGAGACCTGCCGATTCCAATCGTAGGGTCAGCAGGTATAGAGACCACACTGACTTCGTAAGGCGACCATCGGGTAGCCACGAAGTCATCGCCTCGCTCTTCCATCTTGTCGATCGAATAGCCGAAGCTGATGCCGCGCAAAATGTTATCGCGGACATCATCCAGCACTTCCTGCGCAAACTTATTGCGCGAGAAGCGCACCTTGACATAGCCGCGCTTTTTCTTGCCATCAACCCAAGCGCGCTCCACAACGCCAACCACCCGGTCAGGATCGTGGTTGAACAGCAGCGGCGCACCATCGTTCAGGCGCTCTAGGTTCGCGGCATCCATCTCGTGGCTCAGTACCTCGTTGCCGAAGTACCGCATCACCGGATATTCAGAGCTGAACGGAAACTCAAAGCTCCGCTCCTCTTCCAGCGCACGGAATGAGGTCACCTCCGACCGCTGGAACCTGCCGCCCTCAGTCGCGCGGATCGGATCAATCTTGCTCAACGTACTGAAGCGATGACCCACCATCGTCTCAGTTGCCTCGCCGTCGCGATAAATCCGAATCAATGCAGCAGGATCCTCCTCGCTTGCATCAATGCTGAATTCAGTCCCAGGCACGCCCAAGGTGCCCTCACGCATCACATGCTCAATGCGTCCGCGTGCGCGACCGCCTGAGCTGTTCCACGACACAAAATCACCTTCCTTAAGCGCATCAGGTGCAGCGCGTTCTTCGGTCACAGTTTCGACCTCAATTTCATCCACTTTAGAACGCTCGCCTGTTGCCTCTTCGAATTCAAGCGGCTCATAATCGCGCTCGCTCAGCCATGCACGCGCTTCAGCAGCGGTGAACTCGCTTAACCGGAACCTGATTGCTTGCAGCTCTGCGCCTTCCTCGCCCTCCTTGATGCCAAAAATAAAGTCAACGCCTTCACCGCCTTCATCGTTTTTTCGGCGGAACCGGTCGTATTGACCCGGATCACGCAGCCGTGCTGCATGCTCATTCGGGTACGGCCTCTCGGCCATCATTTCGCGATCAGAATCCATACGAGCCACAAGTGCATCACTCCATGTTTTACCCGGATCACCTCCCCAGGCCGCCCATGCCACCCTGCCCGGCGATGGATACCCCTCTTCGCCCGGACTGAACCCCTCCGCTCGCTTATCCACCTCATGCCGCGCAAACCATGCGCTCATCGTGCGGATCGTCTCGTCGCTCAGCTCATCACCACTAAGAATCTGGCCTGCACGACGGGCAGCAACATCAGTGCCACCCTTGCGACCCTCTTCTTTCCACGCCCTGTACCTGCGAGCCTCCTCGCGCATTCCATCGGTCGGCATTGCAGCCATCACGCACCCTCCTGCGGTAGTGGTTGATCAGCCGCAAGCATCGGCTGCTCAATAATGTCTCGATCCAATTCAACCCCCAAGCGCTCAGCAGCCTTCTGCTCTCGCGCTATCTCGGCCAAATTATCGTCAAAATCACCGCCAAGCTTCGCCACAATCTGCGCCTTGGTCATATAACCCGCCTGCTCCATCTCGCGGTAAGCCTTCACTTCCTTCAGCGGATCCACCCAGTCCCAGCCGCGCGCCATCCAGCGCGGTGTGTCATAACGCTCAGGCCGCGCTTCAAAATCATCAAATGGCAGCTCACCAGCAAGCACCGCCAAGCTCAACCACTCGCGGAACACACGCAGGTGGAAGTGCTCAATCAGGTACGCCTGCACCACCTTCCAGTGCTCGCGATCCTCAAGCAGACTCAACCGGCTGCTTGAATAATTTGTATCGCTAAAATCACGGCTCAACGTCTCATACGAGCACCCAAAACCACTCGCAAATCGACGTACTTTATTCTTAACAAACATCTCAAACTGCTGATCCGGCGAGTCGATATTCGGCACCGTCACGTTCTCGCCCGGCATCAAATACTTGAACATGCCAGGCTCAAATTCACTGATCCGACGCTCGTTCTCAACGTCATCAGCAGTAAGCTCACCTTCCTGATTGGTGATAAAGCCCATAATCGACGCACCAGCACGCGCACGAATTACAGCAGCCTCCTCATACCCTTGAAGCTGGTGCGCGTCCGCCATCACAGAATGGAACCACGGCACGCCACGATGTTGCTGCGGCCGCTCAGGAATAAACAAATGGATGACATCTTCCGCCGGCAGGAAGACATGCTTTTCATTTCGCTGCGGCGCATTCTGGAACCAGTAGTCACCTGGATGGCGCGTGAGGAAGGCGTACCGCACAGGGCGGCCCCATTCATTGACCTCCACGCCCATACGCCATTCGTTCCCATTGGCGAGGGTTGGGCCTTGATACTCCTCATCCAGATAATCAGCCTCAAGCATTTGGAGCGCCAATGGCACTCGACTTCCCCCGAACGGCCGACGCACAATCCTGAACAGAGCCTCACCTGATTCCGGCAGCGCGCCAATCGCCAACCACTCCATCATGTGGAAGCTTTGGCGCCCTGCTACGTCACAGTGCTGAGCACGGCACCAAGACGACCATTTCTGCTCAATCAAACTATTTGTACGTTCGTCTCGACGATTTCCGCGCAGTAGCGTCACCTGCGACTGCATCTTGATGCCGCTGCCGACAACGTTGATCTGCGTCGTCCGCTTTGCCTGTTTGGCGTAAGGATTGTTCCGCACCATCTCGCGGCTACGATCGCGCAGCTTCCGCAAACTGGTGCGAATCTCAGCGTCCGCACTCGCCTGCGTCGCCATCCAATCGCTAGTCAAGCGACTGATCATTGCGCCCGCATAATTCCGCCTGCGCACTGGCGGTAGCGCCTTCTGGATCGGCTGAAGGCCAAAACGACGCAGAATCTCAGTGCGGATGCCCATCAGCCGTTACCAAAACGGATAAACAAATTGTTCGGATCGCCAAGACCCGATGCAATGATCTTCGCTTTATTCTCGCGCACAACAGTTGCCTTCAACTGTGATTCCAGCGCCAACAGATCAGGTAGGTCGTATCGCTTCAAGCTTCGATTACCAATCCTGTACTCCTGTGTCGCGCCACCCGTCATCAACGAGCGAATTGCAGCCTGAACAGCCTCTAAATCTTTCTGCGCCTGCGTCCGACCATCAAATGCACTCGGCGTACCCGAATACGCCAACGATGCCTGAACCTCAATCTGGCCCCTGCTGTACTCAGTGACCGCGCCACCACTGATCGCAGTCAATACAGCCTGGAAGTACCAACCAGTGCTGGCATCCATTCCGGCGCTGGTTGCCGCTGGAATCGTCACCTGCCAGCCATCACCGTATGCGGTCCCAGTCGCAGTAACACCCTCGCCCGCCGTATTTAGCCGGAAATAATACGTTAAATTATGCGTTGCACTCGTCACCGCATTTCCAAACAGATCGCTCGTCGCAACGTCGGTCCACACCACGTCCACGCCGGCTGTTATGGACGCAGGAATCGCCATTCGACCTCTAACTTCAGGCTTCTTGGTACTTTAGCGCCGTAACTCACCACTGCTTCACGAAACTCCGCTTTGGTGCCGCACTCACTCGCGCACGCTTTGGCTTCGGCTCATCACGTCGCTCAAGCTGATCCCATATCGTCCTCCGATCCATCTTCTGGTACAGCCGATGCAATGCCGCATACGCATAATTCATCTCGTCCAGTGCCTCGTTGGGTGCCTGGCTCTTTTTGACCCACACTCGCTCGGGATAGCCGTTCCTAAACCGCAATATCTGCTTCTCCGCTGTCAGCTCCTCGAAGTAGTCAGTGCCGATCGTCGGGAAAAAGTGCAGATATCCCGCCCCAGGGTCGTTGTGCTTCAAACGGCCGAAGAGCAGGGATTTGACCGTATCCGCGCCCACCGGGAACAACTGTGCCCCCTTCTTTAACGCCTTGCCCTTGTAGTCCACATCAACCTTCGTCGCCTTACCCAGCGGCGGCTTGCCCTTTTGCGACATGCCCTTAATCGCAATCACACCCATCGCTGCACGCTCTCTGCTGTACTGATACACCTCTTGGGTGTGGTGGCCGCCAGAGTCGATCGCGCAGCACAGCACCTTCATCTCCTCGCCAGCCTCATTCACATAAGGTTTCTGCAAAATCTCGTCCAATTGCTTCCATACCTCCGGCCGCGACGGGCTTCCATAAATCTTCACTCGATCAATCAGCCAACCCTCTTCCTCACGACCCCATCCCCACACGCTCAGGCTCAACCGGTCATCCTGCACGTCGCAGCCAATCGTCAGCGCCAGCACCTCAACCGGTGGCACGTACTGCTGATACGTCTCGCCAGCCGCACGCTCCAACAACGAATCCGCGCCCACCTTCGACGCATACTCGTCCTCCCACGTCTCGCCCAGTACCGTATTTACAAACGTCTTCAACTGCTCTGCATCGTTCTTCGCATCCAAAAATTCCTCCACCAAATTCGGCCACGTCGCATTCGGACTATAGCTATACGCCGCCCAAATATGAAACCCCACGTGCTTCCCGTTCCCCGGTGCCGTAGCGCGCCACTCGCCACGCTCCACCATCCAACGCTTTTTAGAATGTGGAATTATTACACCGCATGACTCGCAGCAATACCCCGCTGTGCTCGGGTCGCCATCAG